CACCCAGGCAGGCCAAGACGCACAGACCACCGCCACCAATGCGAGACAAACGGACAAGAGGCAACACAAGAGGCTCAGGCGTGCGATGCACGATGCCTCCCGTTGCCGTCGATGAGATTGCCGGGTCAGTGAGCAGCCATTCCCGGATCGCCGGGATCGGGTCAGCCAACATCAGTCGTACTCGACTCGTAGACCGAGCGAATCAACGGTGCGTCGAAACGGTGCGTCGGGCGCCTGATTGACCGAGCCGAACTCGATCATGTGTCCGGCCGGATCGTGGGTCACGACCCTGTAACGGTCGTCGAATGCGTAGGTGAAGATCGCGTCGCGGGCATGGCGAGGATCACCCTCACCGACCGGCGTGCGTTCTTCGACACCCTTGGCGATCGCCTTCGCAGCCTTCGACATTCCCACCCGGGCGACCGACATCGCGGCGATGTCCTGCAATGCGTTGCGGTTCGCTTTGAACTTGGCGCTCATGCCTGCACCCTCCGCAGTTCGGCCTCGAAATGGTGAACGGCTCCGCCCATCGTGAACGGTGCCGTGAACGCACGAGGCTCACCGATCACCTCAAACATGGTCCCGCTGATTTCGATGCGATCCCACGGCCGCACAGTTACGCCAGGCAGGAACCACAGCACATGCGATGACCGGGCCGTGTCCTGTCTGCCCTGCACTTCGTCCTGCGACTTCTGCTCCGTGTAACAGGCAAACGATCCCGCGTCGGCCCAAGCGTGCACCTGCGAGCCGTAGGCGTCTGTCGATGCGGTCGAGGCCTGCCACAGCGTCGCGGTTTGATTGAGTAGGCCAGCGATCACACAATCACCGCCAAGCGGTACTGCGCGAGCATGTCGCGCTCTGTGTCGGTCAGATCGACCGCGCCGAGAGTACCGCCGCCAGTGTCAGCCAAGCGGTAGCTGTAGGTGCCGATGTGTTCCTCCGCAACAGGTCCGGCAGCGCCAGCAGCAGCAGCCAAACCGCCAGCGGCCAGTCGACGACAAACTGACACGACTACGGCCAGCACGTCACCGATGTCGGCGACGTCGTGGCCATGAGTCAACTCAACGTCGACCGTTCGAAAGCCTTGCGGAAACGACCCGGATATGGAACCCTCGGCGGACCAGCGCCAGCCAGACACCGCCGAACCGGAATCCGCAGACGCAACAGACGCAACGTCAGTGACGTGAAGCGACGGCACACGGATCGTGCACCCGTCCACATTGCAGCGCAGCGTCTCGGACTTTGACGGGGCGATATGCCACCGGCAATAGCGGCGGACCGCAGCGACCGCGGCCTGCACCATCGGTTCGGTCAGCCCCGGCATTGGAGCGCCAAGAAATGTCGTCACGTCAGCTGCAGTGAACATTGCGCCCCCGTTATGGGATCAGCCCACGCAAACGGGCATCGTCTTCGTTCAGTCGCCACCAGCGGCCGTCAATCTCGTAGGTGGTAAGCGGCCCTCCTGATGACACCGAGATCTCGATGTCATCAGGAGGAACGGTCAGGGTCGGGACCGTGCACACCTGATCGGCGCTACCGCACACTGGGCACGGATGCACCGGCCCCGACCCTGACGCACCCACTACTTCGTGGCCTTCGCTGCCGTCTTCGGCTTAGCGACCGGGGCCGCGCCGTAGAACTTCGCGTCTTCCTCCGAATATCGGAAGAAACGGACACGACCTCGAATGGTTCGGGAATACAGCGCCGTCTTCATCAGGCCAGCGCCGCCCGAACGATGTGATCAGGCCGCTCCAAGCGGATGATCGCCGCCATCTCGGCCCGGACTGCTTCGACGTTGCGAGCGAAGAAATCGAGGTGCGAGTCGGTCGTTGCCGTGTTCGGATCCTCCGTCACGTCGATGTGCAGCGAACGGAAGTCGCCGACGAACGCTTCACCCTGCGGGCAAAGGCTCGTCTCCACGATCGGCATGCCCCACAGGCGAGGCGTCGGCGACTCGATCGGGCCACCGGAGTAGAACCAACCACCAGCGTCGGTCGTGGCGTACACCTCGACCGCGTCCAGCGGGTTCATGACGATCGCCTGTGGCGTGGTCTGAGCTTCGATCACGAGCGACCGGGCCAACAAGATCGTCTTGTTGATCGACGTGTTGAACGGCTGAACCTGGATTCCCGATGCGTTCAGGATTCCGTAGTTCGGGTCGGTCCAGAGCAACTCGTCGGACTTCTCTCGCAGCCCGTCGAGAAGTTCGTTCTCGATGAGCCCCATGAGGTAGCCACGGTTGCGCAAGGCTTGCCGGGTCACATACTTGAGGTGGGCGACGGTTTGCGAGTTCGCGACGCGCGTCTTGAACGTGTTCTCCGAATCGGGCTTGAGTCCGCCGTTCGCACCCCACGAGCCGCCCTCGGTTGCCTCGTCGACAACCGCAGCGTTGTTCGTGAACGCCATCTCGACCCACGAGATCGAGTCCGCGGTCGACGTGCCACGTGAGGCCAAGTTGAGCAGGCCGGGAAGGCGAAACTCAGGAGTTACCGTGATGCCGAGATTGTCGACCGTCAGGAGTTCCTGACCACGGTTGACGGTGGCGGTCGTAACGAGACCCTGCGGGGCCTTGATGCCGAGCGCCAGACGGGCGTAGTCGCCGGTCTTGAACATCGCCGATCCGGAACCCTTCACAGCGTCGCTGGCCATGATCTTGTCGATCAGGCTCGGAGCTTCCTTGCTCGACACCTCGGTGGCGTCGAAGGCCTTCATCTGGTCTAGCGCATCCTGTGCGCCGATGGCGGCCTTCAACGTTTCGATGCCACCGAGCAAGCCCTTCAGCGCTGCTCGGTCGTCGTCGGTCGAAATGCCCTTGGCCAGAAGATCAGTCAGATCCTTCTGCCGATCTTCGATTTCCTGCTTGATGTTCATACTTCGCTCCTTCTAAGCGGTAGGTAAACCGAGCGCTCGTGCAACTCGGGATGCCTCCTCGGCGGTGAGCGGAGCGACTTCGGGGGCCTTACCCTTGGGGGCCTCGGCTGCCTCGTCGTCCGTCACGGCGGACTTGGCCGGTTCGTTCGCTGCCTTGCCGTCATCGGTGAGGGCGAGCAGGGAATCGATCTCTTCGTTCGCAGCGACAAGCGCTGCCTGGGCGGATTCGAGCGCCTTGCGCGTCGCCGCCGAAATGGTGCGTCCGGCCTTCTCGCCACGCTCGGCCGACTTCACTTCCACCGTTCGGGTTTCACTGTTCGCGCCGACCAGCGTCGGGCCGACCTCGAAGAGCTCGACCTTGCGCAACTCGTAGTGGTATTCGTCGACGTCAAGCTCGACCCAGGCGCCCTCGGTCACTCGATACCCGAACGACCACTGATTGACCCGACCCGACTTGACCAGCCGGTAGCACTTCATGGCGTAGTCGCTCTCGATGTCGAACTGCATCGTGACGAGCAGACCGACCTCATCTTCGACAAGGCCGACCACATCGCCAACGAACGCGTTCGGGTCGTTCTTCTGGTGAGACCAGATCACCGGCAAGGTCTTCGTCCCAGCCTCGAACGCAGCGATGTCGTCGGCAAAGGCCCCCGGCACCACAATGTCGCCGTAGCTGTCCTTGTTGCCGAACACCGACACATAGGCCGTCACAAGACCCTGATCGCTGCCGTCCTCACCGAGGACCGCAGCCGCCTTGATGCGGGCGTCGAAGCGCTTCTCGGTCGGAACTTCACGCGTAATCGTCATGCTGTCCTCACAATTTCCATGTCACACGTGCACCCAGCCGTGAGGTCAGCACTGCCGATCCCATCGCCAGGCCACTTGAGGCCATTACTGAACGTGGCGTCGAGCGCCACCGTTTCGCCGTTCACCGCCGAGCACGACTTCCGCGGCCGCGGGTGAGTCACGACCCAGCGCTTCTTGGTCCCGTCCGCCCGCTTCGCAGCGTCCACCGCAGCCCAGCCAGCTAGACCCAGCGCCATCGCTCCCGCGATCGTCGAGGTCTCCCAACCGTCGACCGTCTCGGACAGGGCAGCCCCGACCGTCTGGCCTTCCACCACGTCGACCGAATCCATAAGCTCGACCAGAGAATCGTTTAAGGCCTTCGCCGACTCGGCCGCGTGATCGGCCAGCCAGTCGGCCATGAACTCAGGCGACCAGCCAGCGACCTTGAGCAGCGATGCAATCGGAGCACCTGCCCGCTCGGCCACCTGGGCCATGAGCGGCAACAGATCGTCGGCGAGTTCGCCGTCCCAGCGGTCACGATCCACAACGCCAGACGCATCGATCGGCTTGGCGCCGAGGTCCGAAGCGACCGTCTGCGCCATCCGTTCCGCATGGGAACGAAGCGCCTCATCGATCGCTACGGCGTCGTCGTCTGACCGCATGACCGGGATCACCGTCTCCTTCGTCGCCTTCGTCCGAAGCACTCCGGCCTTTCCGCTTTGCGGTGAGGCCTGACCGCCAGCGGTCACGTTGAGCGGAGTGATCAACTGGTCAGCTTCGGGCGAGTCGATGCGGGGGAGGTTCTCGATCTGACGTGCCTCATTGCGCGTCATCCACGGCCCACCGATCGCCGTCGACATGACATCGGCGCGTTCCTCGAACGTGCCGCGCATCCGATCGGCCTCGTTGAAATCGACGAAGAACTGCGGGCCGAACTCCATCTCGATTACCTGGCGTTCGAACTCAGCTTCGATCAGCCGCATCCACGGTCCCAAACAGTCGGAGTACAACTGCTTGTGCTGCTCGCGGATATTGCTGAACGTCGCATGGTCCAGCACACCGACGAACGGGGCGGGCACGTGGAACGCTGCCGCCACCTCTTCACGAGTCAGCTTGCGAGAGGACAGATATTCGGCATCTCGAGCAGTTGCCTCGACCGTGTTGAACGTCATGCCGTCCTCGAGGAGCGGCGTACGACCTGCGCCCTGAGCACCCGAGTAGCGGCCCTCCCAATCCT